GGTCCGAGGACCTGCAGCAGCTCCTGGATGGCAAGCAGGCGCACATGGTCTTCACGGACCCACCATACAACGTGGATTATACCGGCAAGACCAAAGATGCCCTCAAGATCATCAACGATCACATGAGCCAGGCCGAGTTTTACCAATTCCTGCTGCAGGCATACCAGTGTATGTACGATGGTAGTATGCCCGGCGCCCCGATCTATGTCTGCCACTCGGACTTGGAAACAATCACTTTCCGGCAATCTTTCATGGAAGCCGGCTTCGAGCTCAAACAGTGCATCATCTGGGTCAAGGACCAGTTCGTGCTCGGCCGGCAGGACTACCACTGGCGCCACGAACCAATCCTTCAGGGTTGTAAGGGTCATGAGCCGATCCTCTACGGATGGAAGGGAGGGAAGGCCCACCGTTGGTTCGGAGGTCGCGACAAGGACACAGTCTGGGAGGTCCCGAAGCCATTAAGGAACGCCGAGCATCCCACCATGAAGCCGATCGCCCTTGTGGCACGGGCCGTGCAGAACTCTTCTGTGAAGGGCAACGTGGTCCTGGACCCGTTCGGCGGTCTTGGTTCAACTCTCATGGCATGCGAGGAGACCGGACGGGTCTGCTGTACGGGAGACCTGGATCCCCACTATTGTCAAGGCATGATCGACCGGTGGGAGCAGTTCACCGGAAAGACTGCGAAAAAAGAGCCGGTACTGTTTAAAGAGGGATAATTACGACCAAGAAATTACCGCCTGAAAAGAAGAAGAAAATGGGTCGCCCCTCACCCTATAATCCCGACATTCACCCGGAAACCGCCCGATCGCTCGCCCGGAAGGGAAAAACCAATCTCCAGATCGCACAGGCAATCGGGGTGAGTCTTGACACTATCCAAGTATGGATTAATCAATATCCTGACTTTTCCGAAGCCTTAAAGGAAGGCAAAGCACCGGCGGACGCGAAGGTTGAGAAGTCCTTATTCCAGCGGGCAATCGGGTACAAATATACGGAAAAAAAGGTCATTCAGTTGCCAGATGGCACCATCCGAAAAGAGGTTACGGAAAAGGAAGTCGCCCCTGATGTGACCGCTCAGATCTTCTGGCTCAAGAACCGGCTGCCGGACGAGTGGAGAGACAAATCCAACCTGGAGCATAGCGGCCCGGGTGGGACCCCCATCCCAATATCCCAGGTCGACGTTGAAAAGATCCTCGGAACAAAAGCATACCGTGACTATGAAAAGAAACTCTTCGCAGAGATTACTGCCGCCAAGTCCCCGAATGCTCGCGCATGAGGCAAGTGGGGGGCGATGGACTTGTCCCCAGCACCTCACGGTACTGAACGAGTACCTCCTAGCGATCGCCGCGGGAAAGATAAAGCGCCTGATGGTCTTCATGCCGCCCCGGCATGGGAAGAGCGAACTGGTCTCAAAATATTTCACTGCCTGGTATCTTGGCACATTCCCGGACCGACGAGTGATCCTCACATCTTATGAGGCGGATTTCGCAGCCCAATGGGGCAGGCGGGCCCGGGAAGTTGTCGAAGAATGGGGAAATCTCATCTTCTTCGAGAAGGTTGAGGTCATGCCGGACAGTTCCTCGGCATCCCGTTGGGATATTACCGGGCACACAGGAGGTATGGCGACAGCGGGAGTCGGCGGTCCGATCACTGGAAAGGGTGGCGATCTCATAATTATCGACGATCCGGTCAAGAACGACGAACAAGCGATGAGTGAGACATACAAGGAGAGATCCTATGAGTGGTATAAAGCCACGCTTTCAACCCGTCTGGAACCACACGGCGCCATCATCCTCATCATGACTCGGTGGAACGAAGACGATCTCGCGGGAAAACTCATCGAGGAAATGAAGGCAGGCGGGGAAAAATGGGAGATTATCAACTTCCCTGCCCTCGCAGAAGATAATGACCCACTGGGACGGCCGGTAGGATCCCCCCTCTGGCCAGAACGGTTTGATCTCGATGCAATCAACGCCACCAAACGCAGAGTGGGCACCTATTGGTTCGCCGCCCTTTACCAGCAGCGGCCGGCACCCGAGGAGGGCGAACTCATCAAGCGGAAATGGTGGAAGTTCTATAAGACGCGACCCGATGGTCTTGAGTTGGCCCAATCCTGGGACTGCGCATTCAAGGACCTGAAGACGTCCTCGAACGTCTGCGGACAGGTCTGGGGTCGGACGGGTGCGAGTTTTTATCTCCTTGATGAAGTCTGCGATAAAATGGATCTCCCGGCAACGCTCAAGGCGGTTCAATCCCTCACCGCGAAGTGGCCGAAAACCATCGCCAAATATGTCGAGGATAAGGCCAACGGCCCTGCAGTCATCCAGATGCTTAAGAACAGGATCCCCGGATTGATTGCGGTCGAACCGGAAGGCGGCAAGATTGTCAGGGTGCATGCGGTTACGCCCGTCATCGAGGCCGGGAATGTCCATCTTCCAGATCCCTCGATCGCGCCTTGGATTCATGACTTCATCCAGGAATGCTCGGCATTCCCGAACGGAAAATATTCTGATCGCGTGGATGCGATGAGCCAGCTCCTGAGCCGGTGGGCCGTGACCATCCGCAACACCGCAAACGAACCGACCGTGGAGCAGGCCGTTGCGGCAGCGACCGAGGATGACGATTTCGGATTCTCTGGTAGTGCAGATGATGAACTCGGAGATTTGTTCGGATGAGAATTGCAAGGAGGAATTATGGCAACTAAGAAAAAATCAGATTTGATTGAAGAGGGCGTTTACTACGTCACCATTACCGGGTATACATTCAAAGCCCCGAAGATCAATGCAACGGAGATTCTGAAGGTCAAGGATAACAAATACATCAAGGAGGGACTCGGGCAGCAGCAGAGCCTCATCTTCCAAGATCCCGTCTCGCTCTCGGTGCAGAAACCCAAGAGCAAAGACCTCGACGGGGATCTCACATCCTCCCTGCAGGACATGTGTTCCGCCCGGGACGTCCGCCTCGACATCTCCCAGCAGAAGGCGTGGCGGGACGCCATGGAGTTCGGTTGCGGGCCTCGGAATCCCTACTGGGATTATGGAGTGCTCGATCCTGACGGAGTGCTTCAGCCGGGCGCGGAGTTCCGCCTGCTGAAACTTAATCGCCTGCCTCCCGAGAGTTTCAGGAACGCGGGCAACTCAATGGCCTACGTGTATAACCGCATCCTGCCGGGCATCCGCATCAACGCCAAGACAAAGGAACCCGAGTACTGGCAGACTCAAGACGACGGCAAGATAATCAAGCTCAAGAACGTCCACCTCACCCTTGACCCCATGACGGGTGAGTTGGGTGGCACGCCTGCCATTATCCCCATCTTCCCCTTTGTGAAGATGGTGAATTATTCCTGGCAGCGGCAGATGCAGAAGGTCAATATCTGGGGAAGTGGGGGACTCAAGACCATCAAAGTCACGAATCCACAGGGTGACGACCTCAAATTCGCCGAGAAGTTCCTCAAGAACGAGTCCGCCTCGAATCGCTACCAGATCCGGCCGAACATGGAAATCGTTGACCTCGGAGTGGATTCCAGCACGGGTTCCGCACTCGAGACCATCACGCAACTCGGTATGGAGTTCCGGCGGTTCTTCTCCCCAGCGGGTCTCGTCTCCAAGGAGGGAGGGACACTCATCGGGGGGTCAAACACCCAAGAGTTCAAACTCCTCTTAAAATATATCCGGGGCATCCATAACTGGCTCGAATGGGACATCGCAGATCTCCTCGACCCGTGGCTCGTCTATAACGGCTACAAGGAGAAGGGATACCGGATTCTCGTCGACCTCCCGGAACCCGAAGAGGACATGTCTGAACTCCTCCTCAAAATTGCAGACGCGGGCCAGCGGGACCAGGCACTGGACACAAAGACGAAACATCAACTCCTCCGCATCGCTGCCAAGCATGCCGGGGTTGAACTTGCAGAGCTTGACGATGCAGGCGCGCTCGCAATTCAGGAACAGTATGCGAAGGCCGCCCCCGCGCCCTTCACGCCGCAAATGCAGAAGGCCATGATCGCCACGGAGTCGGTCAAGTCAAATCCCTTGGATCCCTACGTGGGAGTCTTCCGGAAGGAGTACCAAAAAATCATGCGGGCCGCACTCCAAATCGAAGAGGGAAATGCAGAGAAAACATGATGAACATGGAAATGATTCAGCGTATGATCCAAAATGAAAAAAACAGGAGGTAAAAAGCATGACTTATTGTGACTATCTTGAGGCAAAGATCCTCGATGACTGGTTCGGTAAAGCAGGAAATACCGTGCCGGCGACGCTCTATCTGGGCGTTTGTACTGGAATCACAGAAGCGGGAGCGATCACGGGCGAACCGTCAGCAGGGAATTACGCCCGGGTAGCGGTGACGAACAATGTAACGAACTTCCCGAACGCCAGCGGAGGTGCGAAGGCAAATGGCACAGCAGTCACGTTCCCCGAAGCAACAGTCGCATGGGGGGCGGCGGTAACCAAGTTCTTCTGGTCGGATGCTGCGAGCGGGAATACCAACACGCTCGGGTACGGGGATCTCACGGTCTCGAAGACCATCGGAGTGGGCGACACACTCAAGTTCAACATCGGTGACCTGACCTGGACGCTGGACTGATCGGTTATGGCGATCATCTCGCTCGACACATGGCTTGCCGCCGTAAATAGTAATGCAATCTGGGCGAAGACCGGGACGAGAACAACAGTCGCCGTCACCCCCTTCACCACGGCAGGTGTCGCAGGGAATCCCGTGGGGACGCTCAACGTCGGAAATACCGCGAACGGAATTGTCCCCACGGATGATGGCACGGATGGTCCGGCACTACCCGCATTCACGAACACCGCGTACCTCTCAAGGGTCATGTATGGCTCCTCGGTGGCGTGCACGATCAGGCTCTACGATCGCCTGTTTGCGGCTGGTGCATATGCTTTCGGTGCAGACACAACCCTCGCATCACAACCGAGTTTCGCAGGCAGAATCCCCACAAACGGATATTACGGGCTTGAACTCTGGGCAGAGGCCGTAACGGCATTCACGGGGCAACCCTCTATTCAGGTTAACTACCTCGACCAAGACGGCGGTGCGGGAGACACCGGCGCGGTTGTGTGTCCCGTATCAGCTCCGATCCTAGGAAGGATGTGGAGACTCCCACTCGCGGCGGGAGACGCGGGTATCTATGGCGTGGCGGGCATCGTCCGTGTCAGGGGCACGGTGGCCTCCGCGGGAACGTTCAACATCTCGGTGATGCGCCCCCTACATGTGATGCGAGTTCCCGTAGCGGGGTTCTGTGGTGTGGATGACTTCCTAAAGACGGGACTTCCGCAGATATTCCCAACATCATGTCTGTGGATCGTTATTGAAACCGATAGCACAGCGGTTGGTCTCCCATGGGTGGGCTTTGATCTTGCAGATGGATAAGAGATGAACAGCGTCCTGAGGAGAAGCCGGGGTGACAGGCTCACCCTGACAAACCTCGTAAGGAAGCGTTCCGTGGCGGGAGCAGAACAGATAGCGCAGCAGTTCTGGTTATATCCGACCGTTCAACAAGCATCCGGTGTTATCCTCGCAACCAGTACCCTCTCGGGTTCCGCCCGCGCAATCTATCGCGCAAGTGGTGCCATCCCGGCGACATGTGCTCTCGGAGGAACTGCCCGCGTAACTACCAAGGGTGCGGGAGTTGTTCCCGCAACCGTGGTTCTTGCGGGTGTTCCGCGTCTGACCACAAAAGGCGCTGGGGCAATTCCCGCGCAAAGCGGTCTGACCGGATTAGCGAAGATGACCTGCAGATCCCAAGGGAGTCTCGACGCGATATCAGCCCTTGCGGGTATTCCGACGGTTATTAGCAGCGGCGGACTGATTTATGCCGCTGGCAATCTCCCCGCCCAAGTGATCCTATCCGCAGTTCCGCACCTGACTATGAAAGGTATCGGAGTAATCTCCGGACAAAGCAGCCTGACCGGATTAGCGAAAAGAATCGCAAGAACCACTGGGAACGTCGATGCAGTATCAACTGTTACAGGTCTGGCAAAACTTACATGCAGATCGTCTGGGTTAATCGATGCGAACATTATCCTCTCAGGGATTCCCCGGCAGGCATATCGGGTGACGGGCGGCATTCATGCCACTTCAATATTAAGTGGGACGCCCAGATGCACACTTCGGGGTACTGGCAATCTCGCAGGGGAAAGCAATCTCGCAGGGGTGCCCCGGAAGTACCAATACGTCTCATCCATCGCATCAGCTCTGGAACGAGTTACAACCGTTGAGACAACCCCTCTCCCGCTCCCCTCGGTTGAGGTGCAAACAAGAACAACTATCGTGGAGGCGATTACGTGAAATGACACAAGAAACAAGCGTATTACTAGGAAACACCGTCCGGTTGAGGGTGGGTTTCTATAACTTCGCAAAGGTCTTGACCGATGTAACGGCAGGTCCCACCCTCAAGATTTACGGACTTCGAGACCCCCCGCTGGAAACGATCACGGAGGGAATCCAACATCCCAGCACCGGGGTATATTATTACGACTACACTCCGAGCAAGGAGGGCGAGTTCATCTATGAATTCTCCGGCATGGTTGAGGGCACACCATCTTTAGCACACGGGAAACTTTCAGTGATTTTCAATCTATGAGTGAGACCGAGCTCCACGTATCGCTGTCACAATGCCGTCATGCCGCATGCTGGAAGCGCTACAAGGGCCAGGAATCCATCACCCTCTACCTGCCCGAGATGTTCCGTGAGTGCAAGGCAACCATCGACAAGTGGCGCGGCTACGAGTGCCCCGATCCTGATGGGGGCAGCCCCCCCTGTGCCTGCCATGAGATGTATATCCAGGCCCTAGTGGGGAACATGGTCTTCTCATACCTCATGGAGCGGCTCTGCCTCGAGCGGGCCCGGCAACGGATCCGCCTACGCCGGGACAAGTGCGAACCCTGCGCGATCGCGGGCGTCACGGATGCCATGTTCGGGTATATCATAAACCGCTGGGACCTCACATGACTGCAAAAACCTCACCGGAAATCGCCAAGGATCCCTCACAGTCCCTTCATATCGAGGACCGGTTCGAGGCACGACTACACCGGCTCTTCCTGAAGTTCAAAAAGAAGATCCCGGATCTCGTGGGGAAGCCCCAGACCCAGAAGGTAGGTGACCTTCCGGCTATTAACCTGGATGCGTTCCGTACCAATCTTGACGTTGCCATAACGGAAACCATCCTGACCCCGGGTGAGAAAATCATCACGGAAACCGTTGTGGAGGCATACCAGCACGGGATCCTGTTCGCGGTCCTGTGGGGGCGCCGGGTCGGCAAGGACATCCCTCTCACGGAGTTGCCTGCGGACCTGCGCACGATGGAGATCCTGCAAGCCAGAGACCTCTCCGAGCTGAAGGGCATTACGGACGTCATGTCAAAGGAGATGACCCGCACCCTCTCGGATGGCGTCCTAGCAGGCCGGACGTTCAAGGAAGTCACCCAGGATATGCTGGCCGCGGTGGACGATATCGGCCTCACCCGGGCGTCAACGCTCGTCCGGACCGAGACCATGCGGGCGGTCAACGAGGCCACGCGGGAACGATATGATCAGTTCGGGATTGAGAAATTTCAGCGGCTCGAGGCGATTGATGAGAAGACCTGCGAGGACTGGGAGTTCAACGTCGGCGGCGAGACCTACTACGGATGCGCGGCGATTGACGGGTTGGTGTGCACGCCAGAGGAGGCGGCAGAGGTTGATGCTCAGGCCCATCCAAACTGCCGTGGCTGCTGGACGATCTACATTGAAGAAACCCCAGTAACCGATGAGGGGGGAGATTGACCTCAGGTTGCCCCCTCTCTAAAAATGAGATGGCGTATATCGATAAACATCTCGCAGACGGCCCCGGCCGGATTGCCCACGATCTCGGCAAGAAATTCCATAAAGAGAACGGGGGCCACAGGGCTCGGATGACTGTGCGGTCCTATATCTATCGTAAACAGCGGGAAGAGGGTGCCCAGGTCCAACTTCTGGTGAACGTCCCGGCAACCCTGTTACGAACGGCGCGGGAAAGGGGGCTAACCAAGGAAGAGATCGATTCTACTGCGCGGGTCGCGATCCTGAAGAAGGCGAGGATGACAAGGTAGTCTCTCTGGGCTGGTAACGCATATCCCCAGAGAAGGTGAAGTATCGACCCTTACAACGAGAAAACGCTGAAAATAATTCGTGAAGATATCAGGGAAATTCGCAACACCGGATTTAAAATAACGGCGCTCGCAGCAGATTGTTTCAGAATGCTCGACAACCCGCCGGTCGACCCGGAAGCATGGACGGAGATGATGAACAAAATCCTCGAGTGGGGTGACCAACTGAACTTCATCATTCGAGAAAAAAGAGGGAAGTTCTGAACCTTTTTTTACTGGACAACGCACCGGTAGACACCCTCTGATAGTTTCTGGCAGAGGTAATGTCGCCCTGCCAAGGCACAGGCAGTCTCGTCCGGCATCAGTACGAAGATCACATAGCACATCACAGATGTCAGGGCAACCGCCCCGACCACAACAGCAATCAATTTTAGTGTCCCTTTTGAAATCATATCACCCGCATCTCCGGCGGTATTCCTGCAATTCATTCAGCAGCCGGTTGGTAAGATCGTCATCACTTTCACGGCCGTGACGCTCGTCCTCAAGCCGTTTCTTAGTCTTTATCCTCAGCCGGATACTGGAAATATCGTCATCACCCATACTTTGCCTCGAATCTAATTTTGAATTCTGATGGTATAAGGAATTACTCGATCACCTTCCCCGGCCATGTGGTCTGCAGCTTCCTTGAGCGTGTAAATATCATCCCTGATTTCACCCTCATGGATGATGAGCCAGATCTGTTTTTCCATTCTCGCCTTTTTAGCAGGCATGATCCATATATGGCATATATGATGTATATGAAATTATGGAAACAGACGCTGATTGCAGCTAAATAACCAAAGAACTCCATATATCTATATGCCTTACCCCGGCTACCATTCGGCACGCATCCAAGATCCTGACAAATACCCCAAAAAAAGGTACGGGAAAGACAAGTTCGGGACGGGCATTGACGTTATCTGGGGCATCACGGACACCGGGAAGACCGAGGTCCAGGCCATCCGATTCGATAAGACTCTTTTCACTCCCGAGGAAGCCCGGGCATGGCTGAAGAAGCACCCCGAGCACAAAGTAATCTCTTTTGAGCCGGCAACGGCTGCCGTAAAAACCCAAAAGATGCAAGCAGATCCCTTCGATCAGTTCCAACGCACCCTTTGGGATCTCTCACGGGACACTCCCGGTTATGCGCAGGTACACTACTGCCCGGCGTGTCAGTTGAATAAGGTGGAGGCGCACGACGCGATTCTTCAGGGTCTCGACCGCAAAGTGGGGCGCCTCTTCTTCGGGAAAGAACATTTCGTGCCGACAGTCGATTACTGGAATTTTCGTCCGATTGTATTCAGCAAGATCCACCCCGATCCTGTGAAATTCGACCAAGATCCCGAAGCGGAACTCACGCGGGTGCAGGGAGGGATTACGGGCGATCTGAGTGATGCCGTAATTGAGAACGTCGTTGGGGAACCTCGCCTCAACGTCAGAAAGAACTACAGGGATGATGTGGCATTTCGCTTCTATGATGCGGGGAAAATCTCTGTGGACACTCTGAATCGTTCCCTTGAGGCAATCCCAAAAACCCTGCAACTCATCAAGGAAAGGAAACTCGCGCACAGTTCGGCATTCATCTGCCCCGATGATGGGGAGTCCCTCTATGGGGTTGTGAAGCCGCATCACGTAATGGATTTTGAAGAGACCCCCGTTGACCAGCCGGTCGACCGGATGTCGGTAATTCTGAACAAGCAGGAGACGGAAAATGTGACAGATGAAAATGCACAACTAAACATCGGGAAAGTGATTTCCACAAAGAACGAGGGGAAACTGAGGGCGGCCATGGATGCCTTCAAGAAATTCTTTGAGGACATCCTCGCGGGCGGAGAGGAACCCGCACCACCCGCAGAACCGAAGATGAACGCCACGTCTGGATCGGTGCCGTCGAATCCGAAAGGATACGGGATCTCCACAAAAACCCCGTGGGTAAAACCTACCCTTGCGGCTTTCGGGGGAATGAAATTCTCCGAGATCCGGACCCGGTTCGCTTGGGATGACGGATCAGGGAACTTCACCGGTCTGAGTCTTCCCCACCATGAGGTCAACGGAGACGTGAATCACGAAGGCGTGATTAATGCTCTCGCCCGGCTCTCGCAGACGCAGGGAATTGACCAGGCTGCGGTTAAGGCGCACCTCGATGCCCACATGGCGAAATTCAAGGCAGCCGCGAAGACGCAGTCCGTTAACCTGACTGGAGGACAAGTGATCCCATCCGATCAGTCGATGGAAGATCAGATCGCAAACATCCGCGAATCCCTGTCAGATACCGTCGGACTGCGGTATCCCGATGGGACACCTCGACGGGTGTATGTTGTGATGACGTTACCGGA